ACTGATCCAGATTTTACAGCAGATGGGGATAGTGCATTTAATTTTGCAGACAAAGACAGAAGTAAGTTAGTTGCCTATGAATATTGGGGTTATCACGATATTCACCAAGATGGGACTATGCATTCGTTTGTCGCTACTTGGGTAAAGGATGTTCTAATTAGATTAGAAACAAATCCATTCCCGGATAAAAAATTTCCATTCATAAAAGTTAAGTATTTGCCTGTACGTAGATCTGCTTACGGTGAACCAGATGGTGCATTGATTGAAGATAATCAAAAGATTGTTGGTGCTGTTACCAGAGGTATCGTAGATATTATCGGGCGTAGTGCTAACGGTCAGATGGGTACCATGAAAGGTGCCCTTGATGTAGTCAACCGTAGGCGTTTTGATGCTGGTTTGGATTATGAATTCAATGGTAATACCAGACCTGAACAAGCATTTTACATGCATAAATATCCTGAGATTCCTCAATCAGCCCCGTTGATGTTACAACATCAAAACAGTGAAGCTGAAAGTTTTACCGGGGTAAAAGCCTTTTCTGCGGGCTTAACTGGTGATGCATTAGGACGTACTTCCGCTGCTGGTGTACGTGGGGTATTGGATGCTGCAAGTAAACGTGAAGTAGCAATTCTACGTAGACTGGCAAAAGGCATTATTGAAATAGGTAAAAAGATTATTGCCATGAATACGGAGTTTCTTAGCGAAAAAGAAATTATCCGTGTCACTAATGAAGATTTTGTTGAGATCCAAAAGGATAAGTTAGTAGGTAAGTATGATCTTAAATTGAATATCAGTACTGCTGAAGAAGACGTTACTAAAGCACAAGAACTGGCATTTATGTTACAAACCGTAGGTAATACTGCCGGCCCTGAAATGACTCAAATCATTTTGGCTGACATTGCCAGGTTACGTAAGATGCCTGATCTGGCTAAAAAGATTGAGACGTACAAGCCCCAGCCTGATCCATTTGAGCAGATGCTCAAGGAATTGGAAATTGAAAAAATGCGTGCTGATATCATGGAACGTCAGGCTGTTGCTCAAGAACGTATGGCACAGGCTCAATTGAATATGGCTAAAGCCGGTACCGAAGGAGTTAAGCAAGGTAATATTCAATCCGCCACTGACTTGACCAACTTGGACTTAATTGAACAGGAGTCAGGTGTGAAACAAGAACGTGAGTTGCAAAAATCTTCAGCTCAAGCCGAAGCAAATATGAAACTCAAGTTATTTGAAAAACAAGTAGATGAAGTCTTTAGTGCACCTAAAGAAAACCCAACGGGGGAGTAATCCCCTTTAACCTATCCTACGGGTAATGCCGGGGGACACACGAAGGAAGTAAAGATGAACGGCGAAAGTATTAATGAATTAGAAGCAGCAATAACAGTTAACAAAAGTGTTATTGAACTAGCAGATGCATTGGAACGTTTGGAACGTAATCCTGATTTTATTAAAGTTGTACAGCAAGGATATTTCACTGAAACTGCAGTACGGTTGGTAGCCTTCAAAGGTTCTCAACAATGTATTGGTCAAGTGGAAATAGATACCGATAAAGATATCGTTAGTATCGGTAAATTCCGTCATTATCTTTCAGGTATTCGTCGCAATGCTGATATTGCTAAAAACACTATTAATGATTGCCTGGAAATGATTGCTGAATTACAAACCCAAGGCGAGGATGAATAATTATGGATATCATGAATGCATCTGATGAAGATATTCTTAATGCAGTTAACCCAAGTCAATACTTATCTGCTACCGCTACTACTGAAGACACTGATATAGCTACTGAGGAATCTGCAGAAGATACTCAGGAAACTGAAGCTACTGCTGAAGAAGAAATTGCAGAAGGCACTTCAGAAGCAGAGTCTGAGGAAACTGAAGCTACTGAAACCGAAGAAATACCTGAAGCAGCTAAACAATTGGAATTATTGTTTGCTCCCATTACTGCTAATGGCAAAGAGATGAAAATCGACAATATCGATGATGCTCGTCGCTTAATGCAAATGGGATTAGGCTTTAATAAAAAAATGGCTACTCTTAAACCACATCTTAAATTAATTAAGATGCTGGAGAACAATGGTCTGCTCGATGAGACTAAACTGTCATTTTTAATTGATGTTAATAAGAAAGATCCTAAAGCTATTGGCAAATTACTTGCAGATAGTGAGATTGATCCGCTAAACTTAACTGAAGGTAACGACTATACTCCTAACACTTACTCTGTTAGCGACTCGGAATTGGAACTCAATAATACTTTGGATAGTCTTAAAGACTCCAAACATTATGGCCAACTTCTCGATGTTGTTGTCAATAAGTGGGATGGTACAAGTAAACAGTTACTCGTTAGTAATCCAGGTGTACTTGAAATACTGCATGAACAAATGTCATCAGGTATCTATGATCAAGTTGTTGCAGGTATGGAAAGAGAACGTGCATTAGGGCGTTTAACCGGATTAAGTGATTTGGAAGCATACAAAACAGTTGGTGATGCTATGGATGCTAAAGGTTTGCTTAAAGTACCGACACAAGCAAAACCTACAGCCGCTCCGCCCGTTGCTACTGTTAAAAGTAATGCTACTGAGTCAGACCTAAAGAGTAGGAAACTTGCTGCAAGCCCTACTAAATCTAAGCCCGGTAAGCAGATAAATCTGGCGGATTTTAATCCCCTTACTGCTTCGGACGAAGAAATTGCCAACATGACGTTAGATAAATTTAATTAAACAGAGGTAAGGCTATATGAGTATTGAATATAAAGATCCATTGGGCGGTACCGCATCTTCGGTAGGTACCCAAATTCGTACAGACTTTTATCAGCGCAAAGCTTTGGTCGAAGCTGTTAAAGAACAGTATTTTCTTCCTTTGGCAGACGTTACTACGATGCCAAAACACTTTGGTAAGAAAATCAAACTGTACCATTACTTGCCTATGCTCTCTGATGCGAACATCAACGACCAGGGTATTGATGCTGCTGGCTTGAGTGTTCCAGTAGAAAAAACCATTGTGACTTACCAAGGTACTCACTTCAGTGACAAGAATGGTTACTTTGTTGTAGGTTCTGGTGCAGATTCCACTGCTGCAACTACCGATGCTCAAGCCAAGGCAGTTAAGCTTTGGAATAGTCTTGGTTTTGCCGGCACTGTATATGCAACCGTTAAAACTGCAGTACTTGCTGCTGCTTGGTTTGTTAATGACAGTCAACCTGCTGTAGCGAATACCGGTAACTTGTATGGTTCCAGTAAAGACGTTGGTACCATCGTAGGTAAATTACCTCTTGTTGGTGAGAACGGTGGTCGTGTTAACCGTGTAGGTTTCAAGCGTATTGAAATCGAAGGTGATATCACCAAGCTTGGCGTCTTTGATGAATACACCCAGGATTCATTGGACTTCGATACTGACGAAGAACTGATGATGCACATTAACCGTGAGATGTTGAATGGTGCTTCTGAAATTACTGAAGATGCCCTTCAAATCGATCTGTTGAATGGTGCTGGTGTTATTCGTTATGCAGGTGCTGCTGTATCCAATGCTACTGTAACTGGCGAAGGTTCTAATGTTTCCGAAGTTACTTATTCAGACCTGATGCGTTTGAGTATTGATTTGGATAACAACCGTTGCCCCAAAAACACTACTATGATTACTGGTAGCCGTATGATCGATACTAAAACGATCGATGCTGCTCGTATTATGTACGTAGGCTCTGAGTTGATTCCTACATTACGTGCAATGGAAGATCTTCACGGTAATGAAGCATTTATCCCGGTACAGAAATACGCTGCAGGTGCGCCTACTATGCGTGGTGAGATCGGTTCAATCGATCAATTCCGTATTGTAGTAGTGCCTGAAATGATGAGTTGGGTAGGTGCTGGTGCTACTGAAACTGGTGCTAACCTTGGCTATCGTGCAACTAACAGCAAGTACGATGTGTTTCCAATGCTGGTAGTTGGTAATCAATCATTCACTTCTATTGGTTTCCAAACCGATGGTAAATCAATGAAGTTTGTGATTACTCATAAAGCGCCAGGCAAAGAAACCGCAGATCGTAATGATCCATACGGTGAGACTGGTTTCATGTCCATCAAATGGTGGTACGGTACTCTGATCCTTCGTCCTGAGCGTATCGCTTTGATTAAAACTGTTGCTAAGCTGTAATAGTAACGGGTAAACAAAAATAGCCCCAATCGAAAGAGCGGGGCTTTTCCCTGTCCTAACTATGCGAGATTTATTATGTCAGAACAAAATACTATCCAGGATAAAAACCAAACTGCTCCAAGTACTCCGGTTATTGAAGCTCCGGCCCCAGTAGAATCTAAGCCTACAGAACCAGAAGCTTCTTCAGATAATTCTGAAGAACTTGTTGTAGATGAATTGATGATTCTTAAAGAACGCGCGCGTAAATTGGGTGTTAGTTTCCATCCAAACATTGGCTTGGAAACCTTGCGTGATAAGATTAATCAAAAGCTCCGTGCTTCTGATTTAAAAGATGTTTCCCTCGAAGCAGGCGTACCTAACATGAATGATGTTCAAGCTACTGAACCTGTTTCAGATTATTCTGCAGCAGAAATTGCCAATGGTTATGCCACTCGGGATACTGGTACTTTATCCAAAGCACAGCTGCGTAATGAAGCCATTAAAGATGCGAATAAACTTGTACGTGTTCGCATTAATTGCATGAATCCTAACAAACGTGATTGGGAAGGTGAAATTATTACTGTAGCCAATGCTGTTGTGGGTACTTTCCGTAAATTTATTCCGTTTAACAATACTGAAGGTTATCACGTACCTCAGATTATTCTGCAGGCTATTCGTGAACGCCAATGTCAGATTTTCGTTAATGGTACTAACGCACAAGGCCAACGTAGTAAACGCCCTACCCTTATCAATGAATTTGCTGTAGAAGTCATGCCTCCGCTTACTACAAATGAATTGAAAGAGTTGGCTCAGCGTCAAGCAATGGCTAACGGTACTGCTCAATAATTGGGGATTGATTTATGGCTGCTATTAATTTAAATGATTTAACTGATGCAAGCGGTAATGGTGTTTTTGATAAGTTAGTAGCAGCCGTAAGTAGTCAATTACAAGTGGAATTTTCCAGCGGTAGATTAACTGCCAGTGAATATTCAAAAGTCTATGCCAGTGCTATCGATACTGTATTAAATCAATCAATACAGTTTCTTCTTCAAAAAGATATTTCAGCTAACCAGGCTGATTTATTATTGGCTCAAAAGAATCTTGCTGTTGCTCAAGAAGATGCAGTACAAAAAGAAATACTTCTTACCGAAGCCAATACTGCTAAAGTAGTTCGTGAAACAGAGATTCTTGATAAGCAAGAATTGCTTATTGAAGCTCAGAAGGTTTTAACCTTGGCTCAATCAGCTAAGACAGACGTTGAAACAGAAGTACTTGTTATTGAGAAAACCAAACTAACTGCTGAAGTAGATATGGTTGAAGCTCAAACTGCTCAAGCCAATAAACAAGTAGAAGTACTTAATGCACAGTTAGTTAACATTCCAAAAGAAGGTCAGTTGCTTGATAAGCAAGTTTTGAAAGCACAGTCAGAAACTGATTTCTTGGCTCAACGTATTAAGACTGAAAAAGCTCAGATATTTGATGTGGTTGATGCTGTAAATGTTACTGGTGTTATTGGTAAACAGAAAGATTTATACGCAGCTCAGACAGATGGATTTAAACGTGATGCGGAACAGAAGTTAGCTAAAATGCTTATCGACACTTGGTCAGTACGTCGCAGTACTGATGAAGGCATCGTAGCAGATAGCGTCAATAAATTGAGTGATGCTAACATTGGTGCAACTATCATTAAGTGCATGAACAGTATCGGCGTTACCCCTGTATGATTTATTTGGGTTGAATTATTAAGGGGCTACGGCCCCTATTTTTTTAGGTAAAAATTATGCCAACTAAAACATTCAGATCTTCTGTTACCAGAAAAATTCTGGAGGATTTTGATAATCCTTTGCCAGGAATTATTGCTGCGTCCTCTATGCAAAAGGCAGATCTAACTGAAAACATTCTTGAATATAATTTAGATGGTTGGTTTAGCAAAGCTGAAAAATTTTACAATTACGGAAAAAATAAAACTGTTCGTGGAGTTCCTGATGAATTTGCTGCTGCTAACAAGATAAACATTGTTGAATTGCGTAACGTAATTAGTACTGTGATTGGTAATAAAATAGTATTCGGATACAGTTTCTTAGATGTAGTGGAGGAGGGGCATTATGTAAGGCAGCATTTGCAAGATGTTCGTAATATGAACCCACTTACTTCTATTATTCCAAATACACACTTACCTACTAACGTAGCAGCAGGTGCTACTAATTGTAAGTTTAATGATTGGGAATTTTCAGGATCTCTTGGAGTATATCTAATTAATTACACCTACGAGGCGGATAGCACTGTCTATTCGATTCAGGAAGAATTGGTATACCCATGGGAAAATAGTTTGGTATATCAAGTATCTTACTTCATTGTGGACGAAGATTTAAACACTGGCGATATACCTAAATATTGGACGTATCGTCAAGGTGCTGGAACCTACCCCACTTTAGACGTTGATTTCATAGGCGGTGATTTGGTACCAGAGAGGTATTACCCTATTGTTCCGTTCTACATAGATAAATTTCAAGTTGGTAATCCAGACAATTCAAATATGGATATTTATAAAGATAGTAAAAAATTAATTGAAAAACTTGGTTTTAATTATAAAGAGTTAGTAACAAGTTTAGAGGAGGGTGCTTCAGATTCTGTAGGAGACAATAAAGGATTGTGGGCATATATGTATTTAGGTGTAGATGTGATGTCGGGTATCTTAGAGCCTTCCAATCTTTCTATGCCTACGTTACCCAGCGATGAGCTTATTAATGTGCGTAAGAATGCACAAGCCAGTCTTCGTTATTTAGTGGAGTTCTTTAAGAAAGAATTCAATGTAAGTAAGTATCGAAAAGACAGATTGGAGTTGTGGAAACAATCCCCCGCTTCTGAGACTTTAAAATACAATTCATTAGGTATTGTTAATGAAGAATTTAAAACAGAGTTTGATTATCTCTATATTGAAGTCACAGTAGAAGAAGGTAGTTTAGGTAAAGTAGGTTGGTGTGAAAGTGAATTCATCTTAGAAAATACAGCAATACCTTTAGATTATGGTAACGGGGAGGGTGTCGATAATGCATATGTAGATACATCCAAAATAATTTACCGAATGCAATATACCCCTGATTCGTATACTCAAGTTGTAGTATGTGGTTTAGTGCAGAAATCTCTTAATAAAGGTAATTGGGTATATATTCGTCCTGTACCTTCTTTAGATAATACAGATAGTGCAATAATTGCTATCCCTTTAGATCGCAGTTTAGTTAAAGAAAAAATTCCTGGAATTTATAGAAACAGTTTAATTCATTCATCCCTATGTTTTGTATTCAATGCGTACATCAGAGTAAAAGTGGAATGGTATCAAACATTTTGGGCTAGATTTGTTTTTTATGCTGTTGCTTTGTATTTTGCAATTCCAACTGGGGGTAAGAGCATAAGCTGGGCACAGTTATTTACTATCGAAGGATTGAAAGCTGCTGCTTATGCGTTGTTATTCAAATTGATTAAGTACGTGTTATACAAGGAATTCATTAAGATAGTCGCTAAACATTACGGAGTAGAGGTAGCTTATTTGCTTGCTATTGCAACAATGGCATATGGCAAATTTGGAAATACGTCTGCATTTCCTAAGTTGCCTTTTGCTGAAAATCTGGCATCTATCGGGAATAGTATGTGGAGTACTACAAATAAATTCATACAGGAAAGTATGAAAGAAGTGCAAAGAGATCAAGCCGATGTTAGTTACCAAATGAAAGAAGCCCAAAGGGAATTAGAAAAAGCCCAGCAGTTGCTTAAAACAGATGCTGAACTCGATCCATGGCTTTTTGTAAATCCTTTACCTAACCTAATGTTTAGCCATAGTGCCACTACGTTCATAGACATTAGGGTACATAACAGTAATCCGGGTATAGCTAGTTTGTCGGCACCAAGCAACTATGTAGATTTAATGCTAACATTGCCAACAATAGACGATACATTAACCAAATGACGCGGGAGATTGCGACATGGCAGATTTTAAATTGAACCTGGGTACTGTGCTCAATAAGCCAGATACCACCATCACAGATTTTAGTGAAGCGTTAAGTTCTTGGGGTAAGTCTAAACCTGAAGGTGGGTTTGACTTTAGTACAGACAATATGAACCAAGGTTCTTTTAGCCTAGATGCCCTTAAACCAGGTGCTGGGGAGGAATCTTGGCAGACCAAGTGGTTAGGTGGTACTAATGCTCAAGGGATGCAGACTAACGGCATCATCCCTGTAGGTATAGGTGCCTTATCTGGTTTAGCCGGGGCATACCTTGGATGGCAGCAGTTCAATCTAGCCAAGGATCAAATGGCCCAAAGCAAGAAGATATTTAATTTGAATTTTGGTGCACAGGCCCAGTCTGTTAATACTCAGTTAGAGGATCGTCAACGAGCTCGTGTAGCTTCTAATCCCACTGGGTACCAGTCTGTTGGTGACTATATGAGTAAGAATGCGGTTAAAACTACAGGAATCTAATCATGGCTATTACCTGGCGTAACATTGATATAAGCAATCAAGGTAGTGCTAATGCGCTTATGGCCAATAGTGCTGCTACGATTACACGCGGATTAGATACCCTGGCCAATGTTGCTGCGCAACAAGGCCAGACTCAATCTGCTAACTGGGATAAAGCAGCGCAAAACAACACTACTGACATATTGGCCAAATTGAATACTTATACCAGTAGCGATGCTTTGGCTAAAGAAATACAGGGAGGAGAATTTGCTCTTGATAAGTTAGATTCTACTTTCGGCCGTCAATACAACAAAGCTGCTGTATCGGATGCTATTGATAAAAAACGCAACAGTTTGTTGGAAATAGACAGAGCTAATAAACTTGCAGCTGAGGCTGAATTGAACAAACGGGTTACTCTTGAAAAGACTAACCGTATCCGTCAATTTGACTCTATTGCTGCTCAGTTGCAAAGCCAATTTACTGATCCTAATGAACTAAGTGCTCAATTGTTTTCTGCTGCCAAGAACCTTAACCCTGATGGTTTAATTCCCGGCAGTGAAATAGGTGGTATGGTTGATCAATACGTCAATCGGGTTAAAGGCATTGGCTTAGATGAAACTGCTACTGCTATGTTAAAAATACAGCAAGACCGTATTCCGTCAATGA